TCACTAGGACAATTAAAAAGGTCATCTGCAAAAACTCGTAACGATCCAAATTCTCGTATCCGTCAGGCACGTAGAAGGTGGAAATGTTAACATTAGAAACACTCGTACACAAACTTAGAAGAGAACTCAGTGAAAATTATCAGTCCGTAGGTGACTCCATGATTGCTGGAGGAGCTAATAATTTTGAGCAATACAAATACATGTTAGGTCAAGCTCATGCTTATCAATCTATTGATCAAGCATTGACAGACATATTAAACCAAAACGATATAGAGGAGGAGAAAGACGATGAACGAAAAGATAATAACGTCATCCAATTCGGAAGAGATTCCGAAGACTAGACTCGCGTTAGAAGAAAAATACGACGAGTTAGAAAAAAAAGAAACAGATGCTTACGAGCGTCTAAAAACAAAAGAAGAAGATAAACTTCCTAAACCTACGGGTTGGAGAATGATTGTTTTGCCATTTAAAATGCCGGAAAAATCTAAAGGAGGTTTATACTTTGGTCAAGAGACTTTAGAAAAACAACAAGTGGCTTCAACTTGTGGCTTAGTATTAGCACAAGGACCACATTGTTATGATAAAGAAAAATTTCCTGAAGGACCATGGTGTAAAACAGGTGACTGGGTCATCTTTGCACGTTATGCAGGTTCTAGGATACAAATCGATGGAGGTGAAGTGAGAATATTAAACGATGATGAAGTGCTCGCAACCATCGCAAACCCAGAAGATATACTTCATCAATATTAACATAGGAGGAAACTATGCCAGAAGAAGAAAATAAAACAGTTGACATCGATACATCGGGACCGGATACTGAAGTTGAAATAACTTCGGAGGACTCATCAACTGAATCCACAACAGCTGAACAAACTGAGGAAACTAGTATTGAACCAGTGGCAGCCGACTCGTCGCAAGAAGCGAGTCACGAGGAGCAAGAAGCAACGGAAGAGGCTTCGAAAGAAACTAAGAAAGAAGAATTAGAAGAGTACAGTGCAGGCGTTCAAAAGAGAATTGCTAAGCTGACTAAAAGAATGCGTGAGGCCGAAAGGCAAAGAGAAGAAGCAATTAAGTTTGCTGAAATTCAAAAGAAGCAAAGAGAAGAACTTGCTAAAAAATATCAGACAACGAATGCTGAGTCTTTAGAAACTAAAGCAGTAAGCATTAAAGCGGGTATTGAAGCAGCAAAAGCTAAATTAGCTCAAGCTAGAGAAGCGGGTGATCTTCAAGCTGAAATTGAAGCTCAACAATCCGTTGCTCAACTTGCTTACGCACAAGCTGAATTAGATTTTCAAAAAAGATCTATGGAGCAAAATGTTGTTGAGGAACCTGCTCAAACACAGCAAATTCAACAACCTGTTGCGTCTACAAGAGCAGACCCGAAAGCCGAAGAATGGGCTGAAAAAAACACGTGGTTTGGTCAAGATAGCGCAATGACCTATACAGCTTTCGATTTACATCGAAAACTAACCGAAGATGAAGGATATGATCCTAAATCTGATGAATATTATGCTGAAATTGATAAAAGAATAAGACTTGAATTTCCGCATAAATTTGCTAAAAAAGAGTCAACGGAATCGACTAAACCAGTGCAAACAGTAGCTTCAGCGAAGCGAAGCACAAAACCAGGTCGCAAAACTGTGAGACTCACATCGTCTCAGGTAGCAATCGCTAAAAAATTAGGTGTGCCACTTGAAGAATATGCGAAACAATTAAAACTCACGAAGGAGGCATAAGCATATGAGCGAAGAAAACAAAAGAACCCCTCGTGCGAGTCAAACTAGGGAAAAACAATCCAAACCCAAAGTATGGACTCCACCGTCATCTTTAGATGCACCACCTGCGCCAAATGGATTTAGGCATAGATGGGTAAGAGCTGAAAGTGTCGGATTTACTGATACGAAAAACGTAACAGGAAGATTGAGACAAGGATATGAATTTGTAAGAGCAGATGAATATCCAGATTCAGACTACCCCGTTGTCGAAGATGGAAAATACGCAGGAGTGATCGGAGTTGGTGGCCTTTTGCTGACAAGGGTACCGGAAGAGATCGCACAGCAAAGACAAGCTTACTACGCTAAACAAAGTAGTGAACAAGTTGAAGCAATGGACAACGATCTTATGAAGGAACAGCATCCAAGTATGCCAATCAATGTTGATAGGCAAACTCGTGTAACTTTCGGTGGATCAAAGAAAAGTTAATTTTTTAGCGATTCAACGAGAACTAACAAACAACAACTAATTGTATAGGAGTACAATATGGCAAATAAAAACACACAAGGTTTTGGACTTGTTGCTGCTGGAACGTTGGGGTCAACACCTTCAACTCAAGGCTTAGGTAAGTACAAAATCGATGCGGGCTATGCTACAACTATCTACAATGGTGGCGCTGTTGCTAGTTCTGCAGGTTATATTGTCGAAGGGCAAGGTTCAGCTGCACCCGTATTAGGTGTACTGAATGGAATTTTCTACAATGCGGCTACTACTTTGAAGCCAACTTGGGCAAATTTCTACAAGCAACCGATAACACCTGCTAACTCAGAGGACATCGACGCTTTTGTGTATGATAACCCACAACAACAATATGTAGTTGCGACTGACGCAGCTGCAGCTCAAGCCGTTTTCTTAGAAACGTTTGATATGAATGCATCAGCAGGTAGCGATACCACTGGTAAATCATCAGCGACTCTAGACATCGGTACAACTGGTGCGGACGACAAACAATTCAGATTATTAAGATCTGCAGAGGATCCTGAAAACAGTGATGCTACTGCTGGTTTTGCATCTGTAGTGGTTGTTCCAAACTTAATTGAGTTACAATCATAATAGGAGAATAGGAGTATAAATTATGGCTATATCAAGAGGACAACTAGTTAAAGAACTAGAGCCAGGTTTGAATGCACTATTCGGCCTGGAGTATAAACAGTATGAAAATCAACATGCTGAAATATACACAACAGAAACTTCTGACAGAGCTTTCGAAGAGGAAGTAATGTTATCAGGATTCGCTCAAGCACAAGTTAAAGCTGAGGGTCAAGGAGTATCTTTTGACAATGCGCAAGAGACTTTTACTGCGAGATACACTCACGAAACAGTTGCTTTAGCATTCTCGATCACAGAAGAAGCTATTGAAGATAACTTGTATGACAGACTTGCGTCTAGATATACAAAAGCATTAGCACGTTCAATGGCACAAACAAAACAAGTTAAAGCTGTTAATCCTTTAATTCAAGGATTACCAACTACTGACGGTTTTGATTCAGGCGACGGTGTTTCTTTATTTAACACTGCTCACCCAACAGTTGCTGGTAGTTTTAAAAACACTTTAACTACGCAAGCTGACTTGAATGAGACTTCATTGGAGCAATCATTAATTGATATCGCTGCAATGACTGACGAAAGAGGTCTTAAGATCGCTGCAAAAGGAGTAAAAATGATTATTCCTTCTGAACTTCAGTTCACTGCAGAGAGATTAATGAAATCTGCTCAGAGAGTCGGTACAGCTGATAATGATATCAACGCAATTGTATCAAAAGGAATGATTCCACAAGGTTATGTGGTTAACAATTTCTTAACTGATACTGATGCGTTTTACATCATCACTGACGTGCCAAACGGTATGAAATACTTCCAAAGAGCAGCAATTAAAACTGCTATGGAAGGTGACTTCGATACTGGCAACGTAAGATACAAAGCTAGAGAAAGATACTCATTTGGTGTATCTGACCCTAGAGGTATCTTCGGTGTTGAAGGTGCATAATATCTAACTGATATTATTCATTTTAATTTTGAGAGGGCCCCTTGATGGGGCCCTTTCTTTTTGATAGAAAGGACGAACCATGACAGGAAAATATAAAATACAAATCTTCACTAAAGAATGGCAAACCGAGTTTGAACTAGAAACTGAAAGTTCAATGATAACCCTTAAACAAGTCCATAAAGAAATTATTGACTATCTGGGAAAAAACAGTATAAACTGGGAGCCGAACAAGTTAAAGTACACAGGTACTAACAAGTTCTATATAACCTATGAGGAGGTTAAAAATGGCTCAGGACAACATGGTGTTGTTCGC